CCGAAACCTCTGTCTCTTATGTCTGCACCAACTCGGCCAACTGCGCGGTTGTAACGTTCCGCTGCTAGTGCATCCTGTAATCCATGACGGCTACCGCCAAACGCTCCGGCTCTTGTTGCTGCGCCTTGTCGTGCTAACCCTTGCCGTTGAAACTCTTCCTGCATATCTGCAAGAGTCGCGTCAACAACGTCGTCTTCATAGATGCTTCGATAGGGCGCTAGGTTTTCAGCCGTCAGTCCTTCGATGCCTATATTTTGATTAGCAGTAAATGGTGTGCCGCCCATGTCAGCGAAGGTTCGACCAGCTTGTGTGGCTCTTGCTGTAGCGGCTTCAAGTGCAGGATCGCCAATGCCAACATTTTGTCTGATTAGATCGAATGACGCAACCTGATCTGGTGTCAGTTGTTGCAGTCTTGGTTCTGTATAAAGAGGGAAGTCTACCCTCTGCCGGTATATGTCTCGCGCAGTATCATACAGTTCAGACGCAGCCGCTGTCTGTCTCTTGTAAAAGTTCTCAAGCCACTCTGGAACTTCTGGCGCACTTACTGTTGTTTGTGTGTTTCCGCAGCACATAGATACAATCCACCGATTCGCGTAAAGCCTTGCGATTCAAAAAATTTGTCTTTGGCTTGAACTCTATCGCCGCTGCTTATGCCAAGCATAAGAGGGAGATGGAGGCTGCGAGCATATGCCTTCAACTCGGTGGTTAGCAGCTTTGCTGCTCTACTTCGTCTTGCGCGAGGACTGACATAAAATACGCCCTCGTTGATGTACTCACTATGGCTAAACCAAAACGCTGTTGGCTTTGCCATGGTAACTCCGACAACTTCTCCATCGCGCTTTGCAACAAAGATTTTGCCTCGGTGATAGTGATCTCCAATATACTCTATCGTTTTTTTTACGTCTACTGGAGGAAAGTAATTTTCGTATTCAGTATGAAACTCATCAACTAAAACTCTTGCAATCGGCACAACATCTTCAGCCGTTGCTTCTTCTATTTTTACTGCATCGTTCAATCGCTTAACCCTAGAATATCATCGACATTTAGTTCTGCTGGTATTGTGCCGATTTCGTTTGGATAAAAATCAAACTCGCCGCCGACAGTTCCGTATACGCCACCGACCTCTCGTATAGCGCCAGGTGTGTTTGCTGGTACATAGCGTTTGACCATGTTGCCTTGATCATCAGCTTCGAGAATATAGAAGCGTACACCGACGCCTTGATCAGCCAATATGTCAGGAATGTTTTCCGGTGTAATGGTTGCGATACCGCTATAGTCTGCCGGAGTAAATGTATCGCCAGCTACACGAGGCGAAAATGATTGACCGGTTGGGGCTGATGGTAAATCAACAACAGCAGGTATGCCTTGATCTGGCCCTGGCATTGTTAGATTAGGAGGCACAACCATATCATCATCCGAAGGTGCTGCGCCAAGTCTGCCTTCTGCTTGTCCAAAGTCTACAAAGTGTCGGTATAATCGATCCGGTGCTGATCCGTAGGTAGACACAACATCAGGATTATTTGCAGCGTAAAATGCCGGATCAAAACTTTCCGGCGGTGCAACGATTTGCGATGGATCAGTCAATCGTCCAACGTCGGGACTACCAGAAAAATCTGTCTCGCCAACACCAAACTGTAAATAATGACGCAACAGATCTCTTGGATTAGTTCCCACTGCGGCAGCAACATTTGGATTGCGCTCTGCATAGAAGTCAGCAAACGCTTGTGGGTCTTGCTCAAAACGTTGGATGGTATCAACAGTGGGTTCCGCAGCCGTTGCTTTTGTTGCGGCTCTGCCTTCTTGCTCTCCAAAAGCATCGTAGTGCGCTTGTGCATATTCATTCATTGCAGCGGTAAAATCAGCACCAGGAGCGATACCTGCTGCTCTGGTTGCTTGCTGCGCTGCTGCCATAACATCTGGATTGACCGACAAGTAGTACAGCGGATCAACCGGTGCAAACTCCGGCAAACCAGTCATTGGGTTGGTTGTGCCTCGGCCACCCATTCGCATCAACTGCATAGCTTCTTGAGGATTGATGTGTGCAAGAATAGTATCTCCATCGCGACCAAGCCGCTGCATCTTTTGTGCAACCGACATAATTCCGTTGCCCATCATGTCCTTAAACTCCCAATGCCGCTCCCCATGCCAACCGGTCTTCCACGACTAATATTGATAAACTGTTGTTTGTCAGCCTCCATTAGCTGTGCTGGTGTGGGCGGTACACCAAACCTACCTTCAAATCGCTGCTGGAATGTGTCGAGTGTTCCGAAGTTGTCCAGAATGGTTTGTGCGTCACTTTCAGAATAACCTGCGCCTAACAGCTTTGCTTTTTCGCTGAACTGATCTGGGGCTGGTTCTTCTTCAGTAGTTGGCGCTTCACTGTCATCCGGCACGAAGTTTTCGTTACCCAAGCCTTGCTCTGCCATTTCGACATCCGCTGCTGTTTCAGTCGGCGCTGGCCCTGCTGCTTCAGCTAATGATTGGATGCCAGACATCAATCCACTAGTAGCTGCAAAATCGGAAATCGCTTGTGTAGGGCCGGAAAGCGGATCACCTGCTTTTGTGCCAAGTGCCATATCAACCATCGTTGGTCTACCAGTCATTGCATTCACGGTGTTACCTATTCCGGTAACTAAGCCGAAACCTGGAACAGCTAGACCAGCGAGTGTTCCTGCTACACCCATAGCCTGTGTCAATCCTGGGTTGGCCTGTTGAAAGCCACGCTCTGTCCTAGCGTTTAAATCAAGTTGTCTCATGGTTGGGTTGTGTGCGTGTCTTGCATCGACCATTTCCTGCATTCTGTCAGTCATATCAGGATTAGGCATATTTGCTAGTTCTGCCATTAAAGCTGGGTCGCGGGTGAACCCATAATCTCTTGCAACATTTTGTTGATGCGGAGACATTTTAGCTAAAGCCCCTGCAATGGCCTCGTTGTTTGCCATACCCATCGCAGCCATAGCCGCTTCCTCTGCTGGAGTCGCTCCTAAATCTGCATCCGCTGGGCCTTGGCCTGGATCGTTGACACCGCTAGGAGCACCCACGCCAGCCGCTGGTTCATCATTTTCTTCAGATGGATTGTCGCCTTGGAAAGCTGGCAGTCCTGTTATGGGGTTCATCTGACCTTGCGGCAATATTCCCATTTCTTGCGCCATGCCGATTGTTTCTGGTGACATATGGGCCATCATTGTATCGCCGCCTTCACCAGCAGCCGACAGCATCTCACCAGCCATGCCTGACATAGCTGTGGTCTGAATGTCTGATTTGATTTGATTCAACTGTTCTGGCGATAACCTACCTTTGAACACAATGGACATACGCTCCATTGCTTTGTTCATATCGCCGCTTGCTTTACCGTGACCATCGAGAGAAGTAATACCGTGCATTAGAGATGCCTACCGCCAAGTGTTCTTTGCAATGTAAATGAAGGTGTATGTTTTACGTGAAACGTATTCCAGCCATCACCGTCATAGCCTTCATACACACCTTTAGTTTTATTGAAAATTATTGCGCCGACATCTACGTTTGGCAGTAGGTCGCGTTCATTCGAAGTATACTCTTTTACGGTCTTGCCGTCTAGGATGCGAATGCGTCTGCTCTGCTCATCACTGTCGTTTTGCGCCACTTCTGCAAAACTTCTGGCCCACGCAACCATGTTGACCGGATTTACATCGGGGAAGCGACTCATCTGAAGCCTCCTGCCGTTAGATCCATCCGCAAATCACCTAATCGCCAATCATCGCCAACACCATCAGTTGAGATCTGCAATGATATTTGTCGCGCTTGCACACGATAATCTAACTTGCTGGTACTGGCTGTAACTTGCCGCGCTGATTCCGTTGTTTCGGTTGAGTTTGGAAATCGTTTATGTTTGATAGAAAAGTTTACCGAAGAGCCATCACCCAACACTAAGTCAGGTATGATACGACGCAGTTCTGTCACACGTTCACCGTCGCCTATATCGAGTGGGCCGCTGGTAATAGAACTTTCAAACACACCGCCATCAGCGTCTACACCGTTTTCATGTGAGAACACGATGCCGGTTTTACTTATCATGTGAGGCTTGTCAAAAACGCCTCTGTCAATTCCAGCAACTCTGTCAAATGTTCCTATGCTCCAAGTATTGTTTTGATAGTTATAGATGACATATCTATCGCACTCTTCGCTGTCATGCGGGTAAAGCCACCAAATTTCACCAAACGCACTGTTAGCAAAAGCGTAAACCTTTTCCATCTGTGAGACTGACATATTATCAAAGATGTGGTCTTGAACGGAGCAGGGGAGTACTTGCGGCTCACCGCCGTTATAGACATAGAACTGTCTGTTATTGCTCATCCAGTAACAACGACTGTCCACAACCGCAAATCCGTTGGGGCCAATCAAACCACATGATGTACCAGCTAGTTGAAACTCGTAGACAAAATCGATGTCACCGATATTCCTAGCTGTATATAACGCTGTGTCACTAAAGATCAAGTTGACTAATCGCGTTGACGTACCGGCAATCAAACGGTTGCCTTCGGAGAGCACCGTGTCACCTGCAAGGTTAGTCGCCGTAGTAATGTAGACTTCTGAATTTTCCTGATCAGAGAACATGACACGCATTGGATTGAACGTGCCAGTTGTACCGGCTGCATCCATATTCGTGCCTAGCAAAAACACATGACGGTTTGGATCGACGAACATCGCACCTATCTCTGATGGCGCTATTGTTTCACTTTCAGAGTTTGTGAGTATCTGCGTTGCACGGCTGGCAACATTGAGTGGCCATTTAAACAGTCCTTGGAAGCGCGGCACAAATAGTAGATCCTCACCAAACTGCGCTGACGATACTGTACGCAACAGCAAACCAGTTGCTGATCTTGCAGTTGACCATGTGCCTTCATCCCATGTTCCTGTTGACCAACCTAAACCGGCAACACCATCAGCCCTACCAGTTGTTGCTTCATAGCTAAATGTGACTGAAGAACCGCCACCGGTTGTCGTGCTTGTTGCAGCAGACGATGCGGTAATGACATAGGTGTTTGCATTTGTCACAGACGTTACTTGAAAGGTTGTGTCCAGATCTAACCCGCCAACTTCATCACCGCTTGCAAAAGTAACAAAGTCATTTGCAATCAAACCATGAGATGTATGCGTTACGGTTACCGCCGTACTGCCGTCTGTAGTTGCAAATGGATTTGTACCAAGTGTGCCGCTGCTTCTGATGGGTGTGATGTTATATGCCTGACCGCCTGTCCAAACATAGTTACGCAAGTTTGTGTGAATAGCTATGTAACGAATGCTGTCATTATCGCGCCAGCTAAACATACCGCGAGGCGTTCCATCTAGCGCAGTGCTAGTCACGCTGGTAAAGCCACCGATCTTCTCCGCTCTGTCATTGCGAAAACGCACATGATCACCATCCACCCATGTACCCTCTTGCGAATACTCGGTGTCCGTTTTGTTTATGCCGGATCGAAATGGAACACGATTTAACATTAGCTTCTGAATCTTCTTGTTTTCTTTGCAATTTTTTTAGGTTGCTTACTGTGCTGCTTACCTTTGCGAGTGTCTTCTCGTTTTTTACGTGTCGTTGCTGCGTATTCAGCAGAACTCAACGCCTTACGTGCTGCTTTGGGAAGATAACGCTCACCAGTCTTGCTAGACTTTTTGCCAGACTTGGTTCCCCAATCTTGCTTCGTCCAGTTTTTCAGTGAACGTTGTGACTTCTTCAGAGCCATTAACGTTTCTTTCGAGACTTTTTGAGTTTCTTAAAATCTGCACCAGTAATCTTGTCGCGTGGTGCAGCCACTCTGGCCAACTTCTTTTGCTTCGCACTGTACTTACTTTTTGGCATTGCTCTTCTTTCGCTTTTTAGGTTGACCGGCTAAAACTGATGACAGCGTTTTTGCTTGCTTGGCGTGTGTCTTTGACGCTTTCTGCAAGCCGCTTACAACTTTCTTAATTCGCTTTCTCGCACTCCTCACGATTTATATCCTCCTCCGGCAGCTTTATATTGTTTCGCCAACATCTGCGCTTTGCGACCTGACCACTGACCAGGCTTACCGCCTTTGCTTCCGGCTTTTATTCTGTTAAACATGCGCTTGCGCATTCCAGGCTTGGTATAGTTGCCAGCTTCGTTTACGCGACTTTTCGTTTTCTTTTTAACTTTTGCTTTTGCCATGCTTAGTACTCAATACTTATGGTGTGAAAAACCATGCCGTCAGACAACGCTTGCGAGTAACCGGCATACAGTATTGCGCCGTTCTCTAGTTCAAACGGTTCGGACTCGCTTATCGGTCTAGCAACGTCATTGTTCCAACAAAACTCAACGCATACTGGAGCACTTGTTGCCGACACTGTATTTGCAGCTATAGACTTTGTAAGCGCCAATCGCTTAGTACTGCCGCTGTCTGTGCTAACCCAAAGATACAGCACACCGGCTGAACTTGTTGCCCTGGGTACAGCCCAGATTTTTGTAACGCGATTACCTTCACCGCCAGCAGTAAGTAACGTCACCATGTTGGTTGGTGTATCGTCATTGAGACTGCCGGTTGCAGCGGTTGCTACCGCATAGTCGTATTTAATGGTTTGTGGATATGCGGCAGTGTTGGTTTTAGCCATATCATCCTGCGGTAATTGTCAGAAATAATACGCCTAAAATACCATGTATCACTTACTGATACAATGCTATTCCTTCACTATTAATTCTGTTGCAGATATTGCAATACCTGCTACGACACTTGTACTATCTGCCGTCAATCCAAGTGTACCATCTTCTTGCACAAAGTACTGTTGCCCTGCTGTTAAGCTAGACTGATCATCATTTACTGTGCCTATCACATCTACAGTTACGCTCTGTCCATCTGCGTATGAGCCACCTGTAGCTATGCCAATATAGTTTTCTGTAGTGAGGTTTGTTGGTACTGCATTCTGTAGTACTCTTACAGTGCCATCATCCCCATCACCTTGATCTTTGTAACCAATAACTACTTTTTCTGAACTACTATCAAAATCAAGACCCATATATTCTGTGGCAGCATTAAACTCAGTCTCTCCTGCAAAACTTATATCTGTTCCTGACACCGTACCAAGAATAAACTTACCTTTATTTGAATCACCCTGATCTCTGTAAATCACAACAGCTTTGTCTACAGAGGTATCAAATACAACTTGATTGTACTCTGCTACTGCTGAAGATTTATATGTAACTGTAGTTCCAAAGCTAATACTAGTTCCACTCACTGTACCAACAGTAGCTTCTCCCTCATTACTATTACTACCATTTCTTCCAACCGCTAATACTTTTCCTGATGTAGTATCATATGCAACATCAACAGAAGCATGAGCGCCACTGTTTGGCAAAGTTGTCGATGATCCAAAACTAATGCTAGTTCCAGATATTGTGCCAACTATTCCTCTAGCATTACTGTTATCACTATAAACAATCACACTTTTATTATTTGCACTGTCAAATGTTGAAGCAGCTCCCCCACTCATATTTACACTATGAAAAATAACTTCCGAACCAAATGATATATAGGGATCACTAGATGTATCTACAGTTCCAACTACACAAGCACCGTAATCGCTATTACTACCATCAGCGTAAGTAACAAGCACTTTATTTAAGTTACTATCAAATGAACAATCTATATAATAAGTGCTACCAGCATGAAAAACTACAGGATTACCAAAACTAATACTGTTGTCACTTGGGTTTACATTTCCTACAACAGCAGTGCCATAGTTAGTATTATTACCATCTCTAAATACAATAACAATCCTATTTGAATTGGAATCAAATGTAGCACCTATAAACTCAGTATTACCTGTCTCAAATGTTACAGGAGAACCATATGATATACTTGTTCCTGATACCTGACCCACAATAGCCTCACCTGTAGAGTCATTACCATTTCTATAGATAAGAACAGTCCTATCGCTATTGCTGTCATAAACGACACGAACATAGTTTGCAGCAGAAGAAGTAAACTCTGCTTCAGAACCAAGTGATTGTGCAACACCACTAACCACACTCACAGTACCGGCACTATTAACCACAACAGGCTTACCATTAGCTATAGCACCAGATGCAATCGCTCTGTATTTACCTTTTTCTGTTGGTGGTACTGTTCTCATCTTTACCCTTTAACTAATAACTTAGTAGCAGACAGTGCTGTTCCTGCTGTTACGGCATCTGTTGATAGTGAGCCTGATAAGTCATTTGCATTTTGAAGCACAATGCCTTTGCCTTTATTGCTATCTGAGTCATCTCTAAAAAATATAACAGCTTTATTTTCGTTACTATCAAAAGTGGCAGATGTATATTGAGTTGTTCCTGCATTAAATACAGCAGCAGTTCCAAAACTTATAGATGTTCCTGATACTGTTCCAACAATGTAAGTACCATAATTACTGTTACCACCATCAAAATATGCAATAACAACTTTACCTACGTTGCTATCAAAAGTAATTGCTTGATCATCTACATCACCTTGTTCGTACTCAACTGCCGATCCAAAACTGATAGATGTTCCAGAAACAGTACCAACAATCGCTGTTCCTTTACCACTATTACCGTTATCTCTGTAAGCAATTACTACTTTGTTATTTGTGCTATCAAATGCAATAACTGTTTGTAATGATGTAGCACTTTCAAAAACAACTTCTGAACCAAAACTAATAGATGTGCCACTTACAGTTCCTACTATCGCTGTACCATAGTTACTATTTGCACTATCAGTATAGCAAATAACTATCCTATTGTTGCTACTATCAAATGCAACTTTACAGCCTGACGTTTCACCACTGTTGAAAGTTACTACACTTCCAAAACTTATATCTGTGCCTGATACTGTACCCACTATTGCTCTTCCGTGAGTACTAGCACCACTTTGATTCACACTGTCTCTATAAACTATTACGGCTCTGTTTTCATTGCTATCAAAAGCTAAATCTAAAAAGTTTATACCGTTACCACTATTACCCGAATCAAAAACAACAGCAGTTCCAAAACTTATAGAAGTGCCTGATATTGTTCCTACTATTGCATGACCATCTTCACTACCATCACGATAACCAATTATAACTTTGTTATTACTACTATCAAAATCAACTCCAAATGTTCCACTTGTTGTGCTTTCAAAAACTGTTGGAGTACCAAAGGTTATAGTTGTTCCACTTACTAAACCAACACAAGCTGTTCCGTAAGATGAGTTTGTAGAATCTTGATATACTATAATTACTCTATTATTAGAACTATCAAATGCTGCTGCTGAACCGTAACCACCTTCACCCATTGTATCACTTTCAAAAACAGTTTCTGATCCAAGTGATTCAGTAATATTAGTAGTCAACTGCAATGCACCATTCTTATCCACAAAGAATGTCTGCCCTGCTGTCAGTCCACTTTGGTTCTCGTCTATTGCACCTTGAGTATTCACAAGAACTTTAGCACCGTCTGCTGCTGAATGTGCTGATGTACCTATGAAGTTTTCTGTTGTGAGGTTTTCATTTGTAAAACCATTTTGTAATACAACGGCAGTTCCGTAATTACTATTACCATGATCTTTAAATCCAAAAACAACCCTATTACTATTACTGTCAAAAGTTGCAGCTACATACTCAAGATTGAAACCATTAAGTAACGCACCAGTTCCCCATGTAATATTAGTTCCACTAACTGTTAATGGTATATACCTACCTTTTGAATCATAATGATCCCAAAAACCAACTACAGCTTTTTGTGCTTTTGTATCATATGCCATACCTTGATCATACGCTCTTGTATTTGCACCTGCTGAAACTGATGTACCAAAACTTATAGATGTACTAGAAACTGTTCCAACTACCCCATATAATTGATAAGCAGGAGAACTTCCTTGATTTTGATAAGATATAATTACTTTATTATTTGTACTATCAAAAACTATATCTCTATAGTTTGTAGAAGCAGACTCATGCACAACTGCTGATCCAAAACTTATAGACGTACCTGATATTGTACCAACAATGACTGTTACCATTATCTTGATATGCAACAACGATTTTATTATTACTACTATCAAACACGGATTTAACATAATTAACATCAGCACTTTCAAATACAGCAGCAGATCCAAAACTTATATCTGTGCCTGATACTGTGCCTACTTTACCAGTACCATAATTGCTATTTCCGTTGTCTCTATAAAATAAAGCTATTTTATTATTGCTAGTGTCAAAAGTAACTGAATTGTTACTATTATTAGCATTAGAATCAAATGTGACAGCAGTGCCAAAACTGATGCTAGTGCCAGATACAGTTCCTACGATAGCTTTACCAGTTTCACTAGTTGGTTGATGAGTATACGCAACAACAACTTTATTATTACTACTATCGAAAGTAACACTAAAGTTAAGAAGATATGCACTTTCAATAACGGTTGGAGAACCAAAACTTATAGAATTATCAGATGAATCTACAGTGCCAACTATAGCTGTTCCGTAATATGAGTTTCCACCATCTGTATACACAATAACAACTTTATTACTATTACTGTCAAAAGTAGTTGCTATATAATTAGTAGGATTAGCACTTTCAAATACAACTTCTGATCCTAGTGATTCAGTAGCACTATCAAGAATAGTTGACGTAACCGTACCATCAGTATTAACAATCAACGGCTTACCAGCAGCAGATATTGCACCACTGGCAGTAGCCGTTATTTGTCTTGATAATGTTGGATCGTTACCGACAATACGCATGAG